TGCGGGATTGACGATGTAATCGCATTCAACAACGCCGTCAAAATCTGCGGAATCGCCGCCACAATGGTTGTGATTATCTGCGGCAACGCTTGAATCAAAGCGGTCAGAAGTTTAATCCCCGCATCAACAAGCTGTGGTACTGCCCCGACAATCGCTGTGATTATGCTTTCGATTATCGGCGGAATCGCCGCCACAATCGTTGTGATTATTTTCGGCAAAGCGTCTACCAAAGCCGTCAGAAGTTTAATCCCGGCATCCACCAAAAGCGGCACAGCTTTTACGATTGCCCCAATTACGCTGTCGATGATTTGGGGGATAACAGCGACAATGGTTTCGATTATTTCGGGTATGCTATGCACCAACGCCGTAATCAGCCGAATCCCCGCATCCGCAAGCTGGGGAATCGCACCCACGATAAAATCCACCAACGCCGTCACTAACGCGGGTAACGCCGCAATCAGCCTCGGTACAGCCGCCAGAATCCCCTCGGCGAACCCAAGTACCAATTGAAGCGCGGCATCGAGGAGCATGGGTAAATTGTTAATCAAAGATTGAACGATGGTGGTTACGGCTTCCACTGCCGCAGGGATGAGTTCGGGCAGCGCTTTACCGATACCCCTTGCCAGCGTGTCGATTATTTTCACGGCAGCCTGCGCGATGTCGGGTAAAGCCTGTATTATTCCTTTTATCAACCCCAACAAAATCTCAAGCCCGGCTTCCACTAAAACGGGTAATGTTTCGAGAATGGCTTTGCCGAATTCGTCCAAAACCGTAACCGCGCTGTCGACAATCACATCGATGTTGCTTGATAAACCCTGCGCCAACGCCTTGATGAGATTTATGCCCAACTCTAAAACGGTGGGTATGAAGTTTTGGATTATACCCGCTATTTCTTTAAACACACCGTCAAAACTTCCGGCGAGTTCTTCAACCGAGCCTTCGCCTTTTATCAGTTTCACGAATGCGTCCGACAAAGAGGACACAGACGGGAGCATCTGCCCCATGACCTGCGCTTTCCATTCGTTGGCCATTTTACCGACTTCGATTTGCGTATTCGCCATAACCGTGTTTAACTGCTGCATTTTACCCGCATCGGTTTGGGCGAGGGCTTGATTCATTCCGCCTACCGATTCGGCAACAACTTCCATGAGTACGGCAGCCCGTTCCGATTCCGTGCCGAATTTCAATATTTCGGCTTGTGCTTCGGTAAAACCGTAGCCATACCGTGAAAGTGCGCCGACTTGCCCGTTCATGACTTTACCAAGCATGGTAGCGATGTTTACGGCGCTTTCTTGTGAAGCGTTCGCGCCGTACTGCTGCGCTACCATATCGTTCATGACGGGGATTAGGCTTTTCAGCGTATCCGTTTTTGTTAAGTATGTGGCCAATTCCTGTGCGCCGCCTTGTTGTGTGACAGCGGAAACGACACCCAACTGCTCCTGTGCTTTAGTCAGTTCTATTATGGATTTGATTTGGTCGTCGGAAGCGTCCATCGTATTCCGCATGACCGTTGACAGCTTCATTTGGTTTTCGGCGGCTGTCGTCGCCATCTTCGAACCTTCGGAAACGTAGTCTTTAACCGCCGCACCTATTTCTTTAACCATGTTGATAATTGCTTTTACCCCGGCTTTTATTGCATCCGCAGCGAGGTTTGCTTTTAGGACATCGCCGAAAATAGACGTTTTTTTGCCCGTATCGTCCATCTCTTTACCGAGGTTATCGGTTTCTTTGCCCGTTTCGCGCAATTCTTTTTCAGTATCGGTAAGCGAATCGCCGAGTTTATCGGTGCTTTTACCTGTACTATCCAGTTCTTTGCCTGTTGAATCGAGGGATTTCCCGAAACGGTCGGTTTCCTTGCCTACATCACCCAGACCCTTCCCGAATGTACCCGCACCTCGTCCCGCTTCGTCAAACCCTTTTCCGGCGGCGTCCAACTCCTTGTTGTTGGACGCCAGTTCACGTTCCATGCCGTTTAGTTCGGCTTGCGCCTTATTAAGCTGGATTTGCCAGTTTTGGGTACGCTTATCGTTTTCGCCGAATGAAGTGGAAGCGTTATCCAATGCCGATTTTAGGGTTTCGATTTTGGATTTTTGCTGTTCGATTTCCTTGTTTAATAACGAGTTTCGGGATGTTAATGCTTCGATGGATTTGTCGTTCTTATCGAATTGACTGGCAAGCAGTGTCATCTCCGAACCGAGGACTTTGAAGGATTGGTTTATTTCGTTCAAAACTTTTTTGAATTCGGCTTCACCGTCTATGCCGATTCTCATGCCAAAGTCGGATGCCATTTTTTACCTTCAACTCCTCTCTAAATGGGGATGATGTCATCAATGCTTGCCGCCTTGAACGGCTTTTCGATACCCAAAAACTGCTTATGACACGCCCATAAATCCAAAAACAACCCCAGCGGAGTTGTCCAGAATTGTTCGGCGGTCATTTGTAATTGCACCGTTGCGTAATAATACAGCCGGGTAAAAACTTCATTGTCGCTTACCCGGCTGTCTCGTTTTTTGCGCCACCCGGCGTGTCACCGTCAGATTCGCTGAGTACGTTCCGCGCCGTGCCTTTGAACATGGCCTGTGAAATGGCTTCTTTGTAGGATGCCATATCCAGCGGCGAAGTGAGCAACTCCACATCGTCCTCGGTCAGTAAATCCTTGGGAGTGTCCTTATTTTTCAAGTTGTAAATAAGGATGGGCTGGTTCGCCAAAAGCGTAATCAGCCAAACAATCTCCTCGATTGCCATTTCAAAATTCTCGGCTTGCATCAGCTTATCACCGAGGTTTTGCAAGCCGCCGTAGCGTCCGGCGATGGCCTTGGTCGCTTTCGTGGTGAGGATTAACTCGTAATCCTCACCACCGATGGTAATCATTGTGCTTCTGTCATTATCCAAGGTTATCCTCCCCTCCGTCTAAGGCTTCATCGTCATTGGGAAATGTATCATCCGCGCCGTTTTGGGCATCATCGGATATTTCTTCCACGCCGCCGTTGATTGACACATCGCCGCCGGATACCTTTTCATCACAACTGTTCAGCCTATCCTCGCCGCCTTCACCGTCACCGCCGCCGCCACTACCCCCGGCGAACAAGGGTTCATAAACTTCGGCGTACCAGTTTTCGATTACATCGCCGGAAGCCTCGGAATCAACAACTTCGGCTTTCCATAAATGGTTACCCCTGCCGTCCGGTTTGTTACGGCGCAGAATCGTACCCGTGATGGTCGGGGTTTGGAAAGTGATGGTATCGCCTTTGGTTTGAAGGTTAGCGGCGGGGAAGCCAAACTTAACCCTGTAAAACCAAAAATAACGGTAGCTTCCGTTGGGTTTCGCCGCACGGAAACCGATGGCAACAGGTGCGCCGATATCCTCCGAAGCGGAAACAAGCACCCCGTTATCGTCAACCTCCGCGCCTGTTAGTGCCTTCACAACGGAAACGCCAAGGTCATCCACACCCAAAGTCAGCGTTCCGCTTTTGAAATCCTTGATTACATACGCCAAACCGTCATCCGCGAACAATTGTGCCTCCGCGAGTTCGATTGTTAAGTCGGCGTTGATGGCTTTAGCCATTTGGATGGGTATGCCATAAGTTTCCACCCCGTCTATATCTTCCGTGATAGGCGCGTAAAAGAGCCTATCCATACCGATTGTTGCCAAAATGACCACTCCTTTTTGTGTTTATAGTGTGTAATGCTTCGCCCCATCCACGCAAATGTGGTGGAATCCTGTATCGTCCTCATGTGCGATATAACGGCGGTCGGTGATGGTGAATTCTGCCGCCAGCACCGCCTCCACAATTTGCCGTTTGCGTTTGTTGTAATTACCTTTTGTGAAAAGGGAAATCCGTATCTCGTTCACATCAATTTGCGGTCGGTTGTCGGCGTGTAGCACAAAGCCGTCCGTCATCGGTGTGAGAACGACATATTCATCCGGCGGTACGCCGCTGAACACGCCCGTTTCAACCGGAAGCGGAATGGCAGAAATCAGCGTGTTAAGTTCTTCCAAGATACTCATATTTTGCTGACCTCCTCATCAAACCGCTTTTCGATTGCCTGTTCCACGGGCTTCCGTGCCGATGTTCGCGCCTGTTTGAGAAAGGGCTTCGGCGGTTGACCGCTTTTGCCGTATTCCAGTACGTTGGCAATCAGCGCGTTTGGTCTGCCGTCACGCCTTCCTTCACGGAAACCGATTTTTATATCCCTCGCTCCTTTGCGGTTTAGTTTCGGCGGTGAAACGCCCAATGCCGATGCCAGTTCCCCTGTGGAGCGTGATGGTAACTTCGTATCACGCCCAATAACACCCGCAAGGCCGTCACGGACAAAGGGCAATGCCGCATCGCCGGCCGCTTCCAAACAGGAGTCAATTATTCGGTCGGTTTCGTTGCCAAGCCTTGTAAAACGCTCCATTATTTCGGTCGGCGGCGTGATTGTTACTTTTGCCATTCAACTCCACCCCTATCTCATTGAGCCAGTTATGAATTCTGCGAGGCACTCGATATACATTCCACGATTTTTTACATCCTCCGCGCTGGTGATGCGGTAGCGGTTTCCCTGCCAAATGATGACATGGGTAGCGTCCACGGTAACATTCGGAATCTTGCGGAAACGGAACAAAGCCGTAGCGGTGGTAAACACCGCCCGGTTTGCCCAGCCTTCGCTACCATGCCGTTGTTCCACATAGGCACGGACGGAGGCGATGATAGTTTCGCCTTGGGTAGCGAAGCCTTCGGCATCCTTCGTCAGCGGTATTGAAGAAACGATGTCGATAAACTGATTCATTTTGCCGAATGCCACGATTTTCACCTCCAACGTGAATGTTTACATTTGCCATGATTTATTCATTAACAACAACCGATTTACCGTAGTCCAAATCTGCCCGGCAGCCGCAACCGAATCCGAATAAAAGCCGCCTGTCGAGCCATCCCTGCTTTCGTAGAAATGGCTCGACAACATGATAATGGCTTGTTCGGTGGCGGGAGGGAATGGCTTCCTGCCGTACTTCACTTTTTGGAAACCCTCGGCATAATCGACGGCGGCACGAATGAAGCCAAGCAGAAGCTCATCGTCCTCGTTATGCGGAAGTATCAGATTCGCCTTGACTTTTTCCAACAGTGCATCCATGTCGTGCCTCCCCTCGCATTATTACACTCCTGCTATTTTTAACAGCTTGATACCTTCCGACAGGATAACCTTGGCATCCACACGCTGTGTGGCGATGAAGCCGATTTGACCGTTGCCCGCGTACAGTTCAATCAACCGCTGTACGGTTCTACCCATGCGGTCGGCTATCCAGTAGCTTGAAAAATCGCCGAAGGCCACGGGCAGTGCTTCAGCTTCCACGATGGGAACATACGGCGAAGTATGAAGACGGAAACCAAGCAATCGGTCGGGTTCACCCGCTTGTACGCTCGGCTGCCATAAATATTGGCCTGCCGAATCCTTCAGCTTACGGACGGAAGATACCGTTTTGTCGTGCAAAAGGAATACGGCGTTACGGCGGTAGGGGCTTTTCAGCGAATATACCAAATCAATGAGATGGTCTGCGCTGATGGTCGCACCCGTTGTCGTCACGCCGACTTCGCCGCCGTCAGCGGTAAAGATACCCGTCGGCTGCCCCGTGCCGGTGCCGATGCAGAACGCCTGCTCTTCGGCAATGCCGAAAGCCCGTGCAAACTCGGCTGCGATATACGCTTCCAAGTTGAACATGGAATCTTGTAACAGTTCCATGCTGACCTTGATTAAACTCGTCAGCTTGAACGCATCAAGGGTCTTTTGCGCGAAGGTGGGGTTGCTTTCCATGATTGCCGCATTTTCGGCAGTCCATTGTGCCGTGGCGTTAGTGGCGACGACGGGGATTTTACGCTCCGCCGATGTGGTGATGACTTTGGAAATGCGGCGCACAACATTGGCTTCATCCAACCCCTGTACAATTTGCCGTTCAAACTCGGTCGGTACAAGGTAGCCGCCGTCTGCGTCGGGCGTTGTGGAAAGCACGTTGTGTACGGGAGCCTTGCCGCGCAGGATGTTTCGGAAGTCTTCTTGGTATTCGTTGGACGCACGGCCTGTCTTGGGTGTATCGGGTTTCGCGGGAGCGTTGGTTACGGCTTGACTTGTGGCTTTGTTCAGTTCCAAATCATATGCTGCCTGCCGTTCCAATCGGTCGATTTCCTTGCCCAAGTTCACCATGTCAGTTTCCATACGGTCGTATTCGGCGGCTGCTTCGGTGGAAACCATGCCGTCAGCACCACGCTTGCTGTCCAAGAAATCCTTGGCGGTGTTCCAGAGTTTGTTGCGCTTTTCACGCAGTTCGAGAATCGTGTTCATTGCATTACCTCCATGAGATTAATATTTTATTTGCGGATTTAGTGCGAAATTAAAGAGAGCCGCTTCGATAGCGACTCCGCACATACGCCTGTTGGCGTTGGTGGTTCGGTGGGTTCGGGTTCCGGCACGTTTTTCGATGTAGCCGTTGCCGTGGTCTTGGGTTTCAGTTTATCCAACAGCGAGTTCGTAATCGCCCGGCGGCTGAACACATAATTCGTGGCAACCGAATCGGGCTTCTGCTGTTTGGCATCCTCCAATATGCCGTCCACAAAACCGAGTTCGATGGCTTTGTTGGCGTTCATCCACGTTTCGGCATCCATCCAGTTGGATATCTTCGTCCGTGAATGGCCTGTCTTGATTTGGTAGGCGTTGATAATGGATTCCTTTACTTCATCCAACATATCCCTCGCTCGGCGCATCTCCTCCGAATCGCCGATTGCGATTGACATGGGGTTATGCACCATCATTAATGCCGTGGGAGCCATAAGCACCTTCGTTCCCGACATCGCAATCACGGAAGCGGCGCTTGCCGCCAAGCCGTCAATCTTGATGGTGACATCGCCTTTATAATCCATCAGCATGGCGTAAATCTGCGAAGCGGCAATACAGTCACCGCCGGGGCTGTTCAGCCAAATGACGATGTCACCGTCACCGGCGAACAATTCATCCCTGAACATTTTGGGCGTTATATCGTCTTCCCACCATGTTTCGGAAGCGATAACGCCGTCAAGGTACAAAGTGCGTTCACCCGATTCGTTACTCGCCCAATTCCAAAACTTCTCCATCAGAGTTTTCCTCCTTCCCGTTGTTATCCATCCCTGCGTTCATGCGGCTGACCAGAGGCATAAGGTTGCCGTTGACCAGTAATAAATCGCCGCCTTCTTCGGCGGGGATGAGGTTCATTTTTTCTAAAGCGCGGATGTCGTTTGCCGACAGCCAGCCGTTCTGCCGACCGACGGCATAACCGTCCATGCGGCTTTTATAGTCACCCCGAAGCAGTCCGTCCACGTTAAACCGAATGACAAAGCGGTTCTTTTCGCCGGGGAGCAGCAGAGCCGACTGCAAGCTGTCCTCCCACCGCCGCACCCACGGGTTCAATGTGTACATGACAAACTCAAGGGATTGCTGAGTGATATTACTGAACGACGATTTATCCAAATCTCCGATCATGTGGAGCGGTACACGGAAAATCCTCGCAATTTCGGCAATCTGAAATTTC